GTAAAAGAAAAACCTGCCAAAGAGTAAATTAACTAAGGGGATGCCGAATCGGGTCCCCTATTATAGTCATCTTGCTTATGAAAGGAGAATTAAAATGACTAACGCATTAACCATAGGTCGTATTGACTTTGCCCCTCTACATCGCTATACTGTAGGTCTAGACGATCTGTTTAGCGAACTTTCTAGAGTTACCACGCAACAAGAAGCAAATTATCCTCCGTACAATATTATCAAGTACAGTGAAGATTCTTATGCCATCGAACTGGCAGTTGCAGGATTTGATCTTAGCGACATTGAAATCAATGTTGAAGGAAATCATTTAACTGTAACCGGTAACAAAGAAAACAAAAGCAGTTTAGAGTCTTTCTATGTTCATAGAGGTATTAGTGCCAGGAGTTTTACTAAATCGTTTACTCTAGGCAACTACCTCGAAGTTAGCGGTGCTTCACTTAAAAATGGAATGCTGATCGTCAGCTTGACCCGTGTGTTGCCCGATAATATGAAACCTAGAAAAATTTCTATTACTTCTGAAGAGTAATTAAATATCTTGTGGGGAGAAATCCCCACAATCAACTATATGGCCACAGATTCAATTGTAAAAACTCAAACAAGAACAGACATCAAAGAACCAGGCAAATTCCGTGTAATCTACATCAATGATGAAGTTACCACCATGGAGTTTGTTGTTGAGAGCTTGGTGGTTGTATTTCACCTCAACCGTGACGAAGCAGAGCATCTGACCTTAAAAGTTCATGAGGATGGTAGTGCCGTAGTAGCAGTGCTCCCTTATGAAATTGCCGAACAAAAAGGTATCGAAGTTAGTATTCTAGCCAAACGAAACGGATTCCCATTGGTTATCAAGTTGGAGCCAGACGAATAATGCTACTCAATAAAATTAAAGACCTCAAGACTCAAGGGCTCAAAATTGGTATTACATTTAGTACCTTTGACCTGCTACATGCTGGCCATATTGCCATGCTGGCAGAAGCCAAAAATCACTGCGATTATCTAATTGCCGGACTACAAACAGATCCTACACTTGATCGTCCGGATTCTAAAAATAAACCTGTACAAAGCATTGTCGAAAGACAGATTACTTTGGGTGCTTGCCGTTATGTAGACGAAATTGTAGTCTACGAAACGGAAAAAGATCTCATTGATTTGATCTTGACTTTACCTATAGATGTGCGTATACTAGGTACTGAGTACGAAGATACTAACTTTACTGGTCGCAACGAAGGCACCGGAAGAGGTATCCATCATGTATTCAATAAGCGAGACCACAGTTTTAGCAGTTCTAGCCTACGCAAACGAGTTGCCGAAGCAGAAAACAACAAGGTAAAAAACAATGTTACTCAAATTAAAACGCCGACTCCGTAACTGGCTCAATGAGGCTCCTGAAGATCAACCAATGATCTCCTCTTCTAAAGCAGGTCTAATGGTTGAAAAGTCTAATAGCCTTGATGGTGACCCAATTCGACTAAGCATTCATAGTGCCAACGGCGGATTTATAGTTGAAGCTAAGACTTACGATCGTAAGAGAGATTCTAGTAACTCTAACCTTTACATTGTAACTGATCAAGATCAGCTTGGTGAAGAAATCAGCAAAATCATTACAATGGTGAGCCTAGGTCGATGAGCACCAGCGTAATGTTAGACCTAGAAACACTAGGTACAAGGCCCGACTGTGTAATCCTAACACTAGGTGCTATTAAGTTTGATCCTTTTAGCGACAAAGAACCAGGACCTGGAATTTATTTCAGAATGGACATTGAAGATCAGCTGTCAAAAGGCCGTACAGTAGATGATAGTACTATTGAATGGTGGGCACAGCAAGATCCTAGAGTTCGCGAAGAAGCCATGGGAGAAAGCGGTGATCGCATTGATGTAGCCAAACTCAAGTATGAGCTTAACAAGTTCTTAGTTGGCGTAGACTATATCTGGGCACAAGGACCTGCATTTGACATTGTTATCCTAGAAGACCTATATCGCAGCCAAGGTTGGGGATTCCCCTGGCACTTTTGGCAAATCCGAGACAGTAGAACCTTGTTTGGTGTTCACGGTGACCCTAGAGAAAAGGGCCGAGATCAGGCACACAATGCCTTGATGGACTGTTACTACCAGGCAATAGGTGTTCAGCAAATATACAAGAACCTAAATATTAAAAAAGCTCCGTAAGGAGCTTTTTTTATGGCTATACTTTCAAGTGGGTATGCAAGAACCAATCCAGATAAATAACTTATATCTTGGAGTTAGGATTTTTGGATGTCAACATCTTTTGAAAAATACAGTGATATTCTGCTTGAAGCATATGCTAGTAATGCCAGGGCCGATGAACTTGCATTAAAAAAGAAAGAAATTTTAGATGAACTGTTTAGTTTCTTCGAAGCTAGTCCCACCGATGTTTTGTTTGTAGGGTTTAGTCCTGGTTTGCTCAAATTAAATAACAAAAATATAGTTGTTACTGGAGTTAGTAAAACAGTAAGGAACTATCTTGATCAAAGAGGTGTAAAGTATACCTATGTTGACTTAGAACAACTAAATTCTAAGAAAGAATTTGATGCTGTAATTGCAGTCGACGAGTACTTTACCTTTGCCGAAACAGATAAAGAGCAGAGAGAAATGGTTAACACTCTGGCTGGATTAACAAAGGGTTTTATAGTTACTACCCTTAAGGACTATAAAAATCAAGATTTTAAAGAAAAAGAATTCAGTCATCCGGTATTGGTTCGAGACAACGATTCTAAAAAAATATTCTTTGAACAATACGAGTACGATCAACTCGACCGTAATGCATTCTCAGGTACCAACTATGTTGTTGACGACGAAAGTGTAATGGTAGTTGGACCATTTAGCCGCAGAGCCATGTTTTTTAAACAATTGGCAAAATTTAGTTTAGATGCAGGCGCACAAAACTTTTTAGTTCATAAAAATTTAATGCATAAGAGTATCATTAAAAAGAATTATGAACACATAATAACTATCAAATTTTAATTATGTCACTCAACGAAGCCTCACAAGAATTTGCTAGACAATTTGCTGAAAACTTTATGCACGGTGTACTGGAAACAGTACAAAAAGAAGCATTTAGTGAAGTAAAAAAGAAACTAGAAGAAATTAACATTCCTCAGTTACTGCAAGAGCAAGTAACTGATACAGCCATTCCTTATTTTGAGAGACAGTTTTCTGATCAGCTCAGACAAAGAATTGTTAGTTTAATTGAAGAATATAATATCAACGAAACAATCAGCAATCATGTTGTTAATGTAATGGCTCCTAAACTTGAAACTGACTTTAAAAAGGAAGTAACTCAAGAAATATACAGAAGACTAGAAGAAATCAAACTGCCAGAATTGGTCAGAGAAAAGATTCACGAAGCCGTAGTAGGGTTAGCAAATGCATTTAACTTTCCCGATGGCAGTATTCCGGGCCGAGCAGTCGATCCAAGAACTCTGAGTGTCAGTGCAGATAATATAACAGCAGGACTTGTTAAGAATTTTCAAAGTACTGGTATACAAGATAGTGCCACAGAATGTCAAGTTACCATACTAGACCGTGCCACAGTGTTTGAAAACCGTTTAGTAGCCGGCGGATTAGAAGTTGCCGGAAATGCTACTTTTAAAGGCGATGTTACCATTGAAGGTAATCTACCCAAAGGTAGTGCATTTGTAAATCAATTGGTTGATTTGGTTATCGAATCGTTTAATAACAGCTACAGCGATGGTACTTTTGATCAATATGTGGCTCGAGTATTTGACAAAATTGACGAGCAAGGATTAGATGTTTCGTCAATTAAGGTCAACGGTCAGGATTTAGTTTCTGAAAGAACCTTATCAGGCGAAGTTATAAACAGTAATCTACAAAAAGTCGGTGCACTAAAGGAACTACAAGTAGTAGGTGAAACATTACTTGACCAAACCCTCTATGTCAGTAATGGAAGAATTGGTATCAATAACATGGACCCCGAGCGTGCCTTGGATCTATGGGACCAAGAAGTACAGATTGTCCTAGGCAAAAGAAAACAAGATACTGCCGTAATTGGAACAGCAAGAAACCAAGACTTGATTATCAGTGCCAACAACAGAGACCAATTGGTTGTTGGCACAGACGGTTCTGTTAGCGTTAAAAGTCTTAACATTGGTAGAAGTAATCATACCAGTGCAGGTAGACAACCCACAGACAATAGGCCAATTGGACAAATTGTCTGGAATGAACAACCAATCATTGGTTCACCAGTGGGGTGGGTCAGCTTAGGCGGTGCTCGTTGGGCCGGCTTTGGTATTATTACTGGTTGAATTTTTAGCCAATAACCTTTACAATTAACCTATGAAAATAGGATTTAATTGCAGTTCTTTTGATCTATTACATGCCGGGCATGTAACCATGCTTAAAATGGAACGACAATTGTGCGACTACTTAATTGTTGCACTACAAGTCGATCCAACTATTGATAGACCCGGCCTTAAAAACAAACCCGTACAAAGTGTCTACGAAAGATATGTTCAATTACAGGCATGTCGGTATGTAGACGAAATATTAGTCTACGAAACCGAGTTTGATCTGCTACAATTACTAATGACTCAGACCATACACATCAGGTTTCTCAGCGAAGAATACCTTAACAGGGACTTCACTGGCAAACAATACTGTATAGACAACGGCATCGAACTGCACTATCATCGTAGACAGCACATTTACAGTTCTAGCGAACTTAGAAAACGAACACACGAACTAGAAGAAATGAAGAAATTTAACGAAGCAGGATCAGGTGTTCCACAACATTCACCGGAGTTAATTAAAAAATGATACTAGTTACCGGAGGAGCCGGATTTATTGGTCTTAATTTTGTATTAGGACTACTACAATACACAGACGAAACAGAAATAGTCAATGTGGATGCCTTAACCTACGCATCCAATCGATCATTTTTGCCTGGCAGTAAAAGACATGTGTTTATACAAGGTAACATCGGAGATAGAAATCTAATGAGGTTTCTGTTAAAAAACAAGCCGCATACCATTGTGCACTTTGCCGCAGAAACTCATGTGGATCAGTCCATAGAGAATCCTAGCAAATTTATGATCAGCAACACCAATGGAACCTATGCTCTACTAGAATCAGTCAAAGAACATAGTCCCAACAGCTTGTTTATCTATGTTAGTACCGACGAAGTCTATGGTGCACTTGGAGAATTTGATCCTCCGTTTACTGAAAACAGTACTTACAGACCTAATAGTCCTTATAGTGCTACCAAGGCCGCCGGAGATCATCTTGTGCGGGCCTGGCACGAAACTTATGGTCTCAAGACCGTAATTACCAACTGTACCAACAACTACGGTTTCTTTCAGTATCCAGAAAAACTAATACCCTTGACTATCTATCGTGCACTACAAGGGGAGAAAATTCCTGTCTACGGTTCAGGAAAACAGATTAGAGATTGGATTCATGTAGAAGATCATTGTTCGGCCATTAGGTTTTTAATGAAAAACGGTGTACCTGGCGAGAAGTACAACATAGGTGCAAATAACGAAATGACCAATATAAGTTTGATACATAAAGTTTGCCAACTTCTTGATCAAACCAAGCCCAGAACAGATGGACGATCCTATGCTGAACAAATCGAATTTGTCACAGATCGACCCGGGCACGATTTTAGGTATGCTTTGGACACTACAAAGATAAACAAGCTGGGTTGGAAGGCTTCGAAAGTATTCGACGAAGAACTTAAAAATCTTGTTGAGGCCTACCTTAAATGATTGACCAAGAAACGGTTTTCTTTTATAATAAGGACACACCAACAATTAAAGTTACATATAATGACTAAACGAATTGGCTTTGCCTGTAAGTGGATTGACAACCCTACACAAGTAGATGGCATCAAGCCCAAAGACGACTGTAAAAAATACAATACCGGGGCAACCACTGTTGCATGGCTTAATCGTCAAAGTCGTGCCGCGGCAGAGGAAAAACTCTGGGACCTAATGAATTATAATCTTGAAGCGACCCGTATGCTGGTTGAGAAAGTAGGATCTCTTGAACCTAATCTTAGAATGTTACGACTCAGTAGCGATATTCTTCCTGTCTACACTGAGCCGACTTGGAGTTATTTTTGGCAAAGAAACGATGTACGAGCCGCTTGTGAAAGAGGATTTAAACGAATTGGAGATATTGCTCGTGCGAATAATGTTCGCCTTAGTTTTCATCCCGGTCAGTTTACTGTGCTTGCTAGTGATAATCCTGATATCGTAAATAGAAGTATAGAGGAGTTTGAATATCATGCAGATATGGTACGCTACATGGGCTATGGTCAGAAATTCCAGGACTTTAAAATCAATGTCCACATCTCGGGTCGCGCCGGTCCAGCCGGTATCCGCGCTGCCTACCAAAGACTTACCCCCGAAGCAAGAAATTGCATCACAATCGAAAACGAAGAAAACTCGTGGGGGCTAGATGATTGTCTTACTATTAGCGATTTGGTGCCTGTCGTTTTGGATATTCATCACCATTGGATTAAGACAGGCAATTACATCTCGCCCTTGGACCCCTGTGTTGATCGGGTGGTTCAGTCTTGGCGTGGTGTCCGGCCTACTTTGCACTATTCTATCAGTCGTGAAGATTATCTCGTGGGTCATTCAACTAATCTAATTCCCGACATGCAGTTATTGTTAGAAGATGGATACAAAAAACAAAAGCTCAGGGCACATTCGGACTTCTACTGGAATACAGAAGTGAACAAATGGGCTTTGGAATTTTTGAATACACATGACATCATGTGCGAAAGCAAGGGCAAAAATCTAGCCAGTCGTGCTCTTTACGACCAAGCCCTGGGTCTAGGTAGACTTTAGTCTAGTACAAAATAGCCAGGCCTCCATAAGTATTTTAAAGGAGACTCTATGAGTACTGACATAATGAGAAAATACCTAGATATTTTCGAAAACTACCTAGACGAAGCAGCCAAAAATCCTTATGCAGTTGGCATGGCTGTAGCAAAGAAAAAATACGGTTACGGAGAAAAGCCTGCACACGATCTTCCTAAAAAAGTAATCCGCAAAGCTCATGAAATTGCTAAAAAGATTGACGAAAAGTGGGATACTGAAACACAGGTAAGCCCTGAAGAAAAAGGCAAATACAAGGGTCGTAGCAAAGCAGAACTACTTAAACAGTATAATGATTTAAAAAAGAGTGGGCCCCATAAAAGAGGCAGTCAAGAGTACGGTACTATGAGAGAATTGGCTTTTGCTATCAGAGCAAAAAGCAATTGGGGAAAAGTAGGGGAGGAATAACCTCCCCTGATAATCAGGCTTTCTTAGCCTTGGGCTTGG